GGTATTCAACCTTGTCGCCCAGCTCAGCCAGCTGGCGTTTGTACTCCAGCGTCTCTTTCTCATGGGCCAGCAGGGATTTTTCCTGCCCGGATAACTGTCGTTTCGTGGCGGCCTCTTTCAGGACTGCATACTGACTTTCCGCCTTCCATAAATCACGGCGCTGCTGGCTGATTTTCTCATTCGCACCGCTGTGCTTCTCCAGCGTCCGGAGCTCGGTTTCAAGCGCCAGCAGGGCAGCATGTGCCCGGTCTTCCTGGCGCTCACCGGCAGACACCTTCGCACCTGACGACTTCGGTTTTTTCAGCGTCGATTCATAATCCTTTTTCGCCGACGCCATCAGCGTGTTGTAATCCGCCTGCAGGATTTTCCCGTCTCTCAGGGCCCTGTTCAGTTCTTCCTGACGGGCGGTATATTTCTCCAGCGGCGACAGCAGGCGTTCATACGCTTTCTGCGCCTCTCCGGTATACTTCAGCTGTGACGCCTCACGCTCAGCCCTGTCCCTTGCCGCCAGTTCACCGGCTTTTTCCATATCCGACTGCAGCGTTGCCGCCGCCAGCCCCAGACGGGCATTTTCCCGGTCATCCCATGCACCCTGAAGGTTGGCCCGGAAAGAGGAGGTTTTACCGCGGCGCTGGCTCCGGCTCTGGTACCACTGCCATTTTTTATCCGCCTCATCAAATGCCTTCTGCGCACTGGCGAGCATATCCGCTGAGGATTCAGGACGACCGATATCCAGAATGGCATCCCACATCGATTTGAACGCCTTTCCTGTTTTATCCGCCCAGGTTTCCAGCGTCCCCATGTTCTCTTTCAGGCGGCGGGTCTGCTCATCAAAGCCTTTCGTGGCAGCATCGTTCGCCGCCTGTAAGGCACCGGCCTCGTCTCCGGAACGCTGCAGCTGTGCAACATACGCAATCTGCTCCGCCGTCACGTTGCGGAACTGGCGTGCCATCGCAGTCAGCCCCGACGTCGGGTCGGTGGTCAGTTTTCCGAAAGCCTCTGCAACCTTGTCCACCTCCACACCGGAGGCAGACGCAAAACGCGCCACACTCTGGTTAATGGCATCAAACTGTTCACCACCACGCACACCGGCACTGACCAGGGCTGCCAGTGACTCTCCCGCCTGGTTAAACGTCAGCCCTGCCGCCTGCCCGGCTCTGGAGAGCGTCAGCATGCGCTCTGCCGTCAGTCCTGACTGATTACCGGAAAGAACCAGGGTTTTATTAAACGCTGAAAGCGTGGAATCCCCCTGGTACCAGGCGTACGCCAGCGCACCGGTCGCCACCGCCAGCGAGGTGACCCCGACCATCGGCAGGCTGATCGCACCGGCAAGCCCCCGGAACATGGGGATCATCCCGCCGAATGAGTCCTTCACCTGACCGCCCTGTTGCAGCAGGATGAGCCAGGGATTCTGACCACCGGCAAGCTGCGTGGCCACGTCGGTGAACTGCATGGGTAGCATACGCATGGCGGCTTTATACTGCCCGACGGACATCCCGGCTTTTTGTGCAGCCAGCGCCTGGCGGCTCAGCCCCTGCTCAACAGCAGTGGCGGTTTTTCTGGCGTCAGTCTCCAGTCCTGAAAAATGACGCCTTACGCGGGTCATCTGCTCATCGAAACGGACCGCATCCAGACTCAGGTCAATAACAAGATCACCAACCGGCTGGGACATATCTCACACCTCCGGAAATCCCCGCTGAAGCCATCATTAATGCAACATCATCCTCGCTGACATCCACCACATCCGCAGAAGGTGAAATATCGCCCCCTCCCTCCCCACCGAACCGGACGCCTCCGGCAAGTCCTGCCGCTTTCTGCATCAGCATGTCTTCCTCATCCGGCCTCTCCGTCTGCGCTTCCTCACGCCGGGGGACAAGCAGACTGAAATCCGAGGGATGCATATCCGGATCGCAAAAAAACAGGCTGAGTACGGCGTACGTCAGCCCGGAAAAATGCATATCCAGCTGGGTATCGTGAAAATAATGCGTGCGGTAAAAACGTCGCCAGTCGGCATATTCGGTGGATGTCATCCCGGCAAGCATGGCGCGCCAGTCGGGTCTCCCCATCTCACGCGCCAGTCTGAGGGCAAAGTTCAGCTCGCCGTCGAAGACTTTCCCGCAGAAAAATCATCATCAGTCAGCGTGTTATTTTTCGCCACTTCAGTAATATCAGTATCCGGACGAACAGCTTCGATCATCCCGGACAGGCACAACACAACGTCTTCCGCCCGGGCAATGGCATCGGCAGGCCAGGTGGTGAGCACTTCCTGCTCTATCTTCATCACGGCCTCATTCATTGACGGTGACTGCGTTTTCTGTGGATGGTTATGCCACAGGGACATCGCCACCAGAAACGCCCCGGTTCTGACAAGGTCTTCCACGCTCACCTGCAGGTTGCCGCTGGCTTCAGCCTCTTCTGCCCGCCGTTTCAGGAGGGCAAGATGCTCAATACGCTGCAGCGCAGACAGCTCAGAAAGCGTGACAGACACACCGTTATATTCAAATTGTTCTGTTTTCAGAAACATGCTTTATCTCCCCTCTCAGCCTGCAGCGCCATCCGTGACGGTGATCTCCGCCACCGCCGCAAACTCACCATTGCCAGTGACAACAGGGATCTGCGCTTTACCGGCCGCAACACCTTTCACCGTGATCGTGTTCCCTTTCACGGTAATGGTCGCAAAATTCTGATTCGCCGACGTGGCGCGGAAGGTTTTATCCGTCGCCCCTTCCGGCTGAACAGCCACGGTCAGGGTGATATTCTGACCTTTTGCCACATTGCCCGTTGGTGGCGTCACGGTAATACCGGTGACCGGTGTGATGTCCCCCTGATCTTCCGCCAGCGACGGACGACCGATATTGGTGATTTTTACCGTACGGGTGATCACCTCTTTGGCGGTCACCGCTTTACCAATGGCGCTCACCCAGCCACGAAACACATCCACCGTGCCATTCGGGAAACGGATTTTGTAGGCCCGGCTCTCACTGCTGTCAAACCAGGCAATCAAATCGCGCTGCCCTTTCTCGCCCGGCTTCCAGGCCAGCGTAAAACTGGTGTCACCGGCAGATTTCTGCCCCTGCCCGGTGGATACCCAGTCAGCATCCTCATCATCCAGATAGTTATCATCGTAGGATTCTGCCGTCATCTCGCCGGGGGTCAGATCTTTTATTTTTGCCAGGCGCGTCCACTCATCGTCTGACAACGGGTTTGCATAAGCATCACCCTTGCCGGTGTAAACCCACAGTGTGGTACCGGCACCTTTTACCGGCTCCAGGGGATTTGGTGTTGCCATATCGTCCTCACATCTCGTATGTAATGGAATAAGTCAGATCTGCAGAACTCCACAATGCCATATCGTCATCACGACGATACTCATAGCCCTGCGTAACCATCGTGGTAATCATGCCCGCCAGTGCCGGGATCGCAGTTATCGCCGGGTAAATCCGGCTTTCCATCCACAGATCAAGCTCTGAATCCGGTACCTGTGCCGGTAAAAACACCTCAATATGCAGTGTGGCCCGCCAGGTATCTGCATCCAGCTCTTCACCGGTATACTCTGCATCCGTCAGATAAACCGCGATCGCGGGAAAATCCTCTTCGTCAAAAACAACGGGGCGACCATCAAACAGCGTCGCCCCGTGTTCATGCTGCTCGAGTGCATCCAGCACTGCGGCACGAATATCAGTATGTTTCATCGTTTTATCGCAATCCTCAGTTGTTGTTTCAGCGCATATGCCAGTTCTTTGGGCAGGCGTTCTCGACGGATACGGTCAACGTTTTCATCAAACGCCTGTTTCAGTGGGGCCGCCATCGGGATTTTCACCACCTGAATGGGAAGGCGATTACGCTTTTTCCTGCCCTTGTCATCATTGCCCTCCTCATATCTGGCCTGGGGAAGACGTTGCATAACATGCCAGCGCCCATTATTTAATCGCTGGATAAATGCCCGCTGATAACGATGCTGACCGGCTTTGAGTATGCTGTCCGGACGACGCCCCAGCATTCTGATCCCCAGCTTAATCACAGGGAGATCACCGCGGTTAACGATAATTTTTGCATTCGGATTTCTGACCGTGGCCCGTTTCAGTCTGGACCGTTCCTTAACCAGTTTCCGGCGTACCTTTGTCTCACGGGCAACCTGTGATGAAGACTGATTAATCGCCGTTGTGGCCACGCGGTTAATCGTCATTGCTGAAGCCGCCGGAATGGCGTTTTTACGAACCCGGCTCAGATTGTCAATCGCCTGATCAAGCCCTTTTATCGCCATAATTTCACCCTGCGTTTATCGTCGCCGGTTAACAGCGGGTGGTTGCCCACGGTTGAGCCAGAGATAACAGCTGCCCCCGTCATCCGGAGAAACACGATCCACCCAGAACATCCCGCCGTTAATGGTCAGCGTGTCACCACGCCGCACGGCACGCACCGTATCCGTCCGCACAAATAATGACGGGCTGCTTCCTTCAATACGGACCCCGCCACCGGCAAAACCCAGCGACTCCGGATCGTCAAAAACCCCCTGAACTTCACCGCCACGTTGTGCTCCGGAGGTGAACTGCGCACGGATCCCCATCACTTCAACAATCGTGCTGTCCACCCCCGCAAGGGCGGCATCAAAGGCATTCTTAAAATCACGCATACTCAGCCGTTCCGTGCTGTATCATGGCCATTGCCAGTGATGATGGCACCAGAACACGCATCCCCCGGAACGTAAGCTCAACAGGACGGCCTGTCTCCGGGCAATACCCCATCACATGCAGGCACTTGCGCACACGGACGGCTTTAACATCATCCGGAGCATCCGTGTTGTTCAACGGCTCACCATCGTCTGTGTCATTTTGATCAGACCAGCTCTCATCAGAGTGCATAATGCCCTCCCGGGAAGCTGCAAGCTCCTCTTCCCACTCAGACACACGCTGAGCAATATCCGCAGCACTCCCCGACATATCCGCCTCGCGCCCCAGCAGACCAGCCAGTTGACGAAGACGATTCAGATTTTCTTCTTTTGTTGCCATCTCAGCCCCCTGTGAAAAAAGACACGGGGGCATTTCGCCCCCGCTCCCGGATTATTTCACCTGTACCACCACAAACTCATCCGGATCCGGCAGCACCATCAGCGGTGCAGACTGCGTCATGGTGAATTCACGGGCCGGATCGCCCACGGTCAGCCAGTGTTTCGGGTAACGGGAAGAAGCCACCACACCTTCGGACAACGCCTGTGCATCCTGAATGGCACCGTAACAACGGATCCCCTCTGCTGACGTATTTCCCAGGACCAGCGTGCCCTCTGGCAGATAACGTTTTTCGGTACCGTCCTCTGCCACATAAGACGTTTTCGCCACCACAATAGCCAGATCGCCGTAATACCCTTTGAAAGACACCACCGCTCCCAGGTCTTTCACTGCCGTTTCGAGTTGTGAATTTGAGCCGCGACGGGTATCCAGTTTTTCGCGGAACAGCTTAAAGCCATTCAGCAGACGCCAGACCGTACCGTCCATAATGGCGATATTCACAAGACCGCTGGCCTGATCGCAGTAGAGGTCAATATCATGCGTCGGATCAAACGTATCACGGTCCTGCTCAGACCATTTTTTACCATCAGCCTGCTCAATGTTATTTCCTTCAGAGCGCCCGAAATCAACCTCGACAGTATCAAACTGCTCCCCTTCCATGGTGTATTTGCCATACAGCACGGCATTCACCGCCTGCATTTCTTCCACCTGGACAATGGCATGCTCTTCCTGTTTGAGGTTATCGGTGATGATACGCAGACGACGGTAGGCCGGGTCGTTCAGCTGCGCCGGATCTTCACCGGGAAGGCGCTCCACCGCCTGCTGGTAATTAAATTCGTGTTTCGGCTTGACGTAGCCCGGACGTAACACGCGGGTTTCACCACCACGATGACGCAGCACTTTTCCTTCAACAACCGGGGAGACATAGGCTGCCACCGGCGTTTTTCCGGTAATTTTGTCCAGCATCACCTCTTCGGTGTGGAAATTCACCGTACGGCGGAAAAACAGTTCCAGAAACAGCGCACGAAATTTCACTTTTTGTTCGGTATAACCGAGTAACTGGCGGGTCGTAAACAATCCCATAAATCAGTTCCTTTCATTCAGAAATCAGTCAGGCCAACGCGGTGGCCTGATAACGTGTTACGGCAGCGCCGCGTGACTCAGGGCTGTGCCGACAAAGGCGTTGGCCTTTTTGTGTTCATCCACACGTTCAGGCCAGCGGATTGCCTCCGTCGCAAAGGTCCCCGACTTGTAATAGGTCAGCACCGTCTCTGTGCCTTCAAGCGGCAGTACCAGTATGCCAGCCGCACTACCGGCTTTCTGTCCGTCCCAGACCACCAGTTTCCCGGTGGACTCATCCAGCATCAGGGGTGTCAGTGCCGGTGTTGCCTGAGAAATCCCGCTGCTGCCTGTGGCGGTATGAGCCGGATCATTACCGGCAAAAATACGTACTTCCGCACGCTGTTCAGTGATGGTTTTCGTCACCATTTTGTTAAAACCTCATATTGATGTCAGCACTGACTTCATGGCATGGCCATGAGCATTTTCACGTCCGCATCACCGTCTGCTGACGTCTGTGGCACGCCACCCTGCACCGCTGCCGGTGAATGGTTCGCCATGAAATGTTCAAACAGGGCGGTTGTGGATGCAGAAACCGGTTCTGCCTTACCTGATCCCGCAGCCAGCACAGCCCGGGCGTTCTCCACGGTCATTCCCGGGCAGGCCGCCAGTTTTTCAGCCTGCGCCTCAGCCCCTTTTGCCTCATCCAGGGCCATGATCTGATCACGGAGTGAGGGCCCGACACCCGCCTGTGGTGCAGCCGCCAGGACAGGGCGGGCTTTTTCCACCGTCATATCCGGCATCGCCGCCAGCGTTGCCGCCAGTTGTTCACGACCTTTCGCTTCTTCACACGCCATAATGCGATCGGCTTCACTCAGCGTGGATGCCACCGGCTGCTGTGGTGCTGCCGCGGCCAGAATCGCCCGGGCCTGTTCAACGCTCATGCCCTGTTGTCCTGCCAGCATCGTGGCAAGGTGTTCACGTCCTTTCGCTTCCTGACACGTCAGGATCCCCATCACTCGCTGGTTCTCCTGCGCGGCAGCTTCCGTTGCAGTTAATTGCGGCATAGTGCCTCCTGTATCATGTGTGTTCAGCGCCGCAGCCATCACGCTGATGGCATCCGACGCATTGATTAATTCATCCGCCAGTCCGGCCTTAATACCGGACTGACCTTCAAAAACGGCAGCCTCTGTCCCCGTGACAGCTTCCACAGACAGCCCCGTATACATCGCCACTTTTTCGGCAAACATCCGGTGCGCCGCATCAATGCGCTGCTGCATGTCCTGACGCACCTCTGACGGTAACGCTTCAAACTGATTGCCATCCACCTTATGCGCCCCGGCATAAATCAGCGTGATATCCACTCCGGCCTGCGCCAGATGACCGGCATAGCTGACATGGCTCATCATCACGCCAATGGAGCCGATACGGGATGTCTGGGTAACCAGCCGTCGGGAGCAGGCCGACGCCAGCAGCATGGCTGCAGAACAGGCCGTGTCATTGCACAGTGCCCAGACCGGCTTCTGCTGCCGGAGGCGGTAAATCATGTCAGCGCAGTCAAACGCGCCTGCGGCCTGCCCGCCCGGACTGTCAATGTCCAGCAGTACGCCCCGCACCTGGCTATCCGCCATTGCCTGCTGAAGACAGGCGACAATGCCGTCATAGCCTGTCATTCCGGAAAATGGCCGCATGCCACCCAGCCGGTGCACCAGCGTGCCGGTCACCGGCAGTACAGCAATACCGTTCACCACCCGGTAAACACGGGCCGGTCGTTTACCTCCGGCCATGTACTCGTCCGTTTCAGCCAGCATTCCGGGAGCATCAAGCTGCACCTGCTGTTGTGGAACCGAAAGACTTGCTGCCCCCATCTCGCGCCCCAGCGCGCAAAAGAAAACCCGCGCATAGGCGGGCTCCAGAAGCAGCGGTTCATTGAACGCTGCGGCAATAATGTGTGAAAGATTACGTCTCACGTGGTGTTGTCTCCTCTTCCGGCCTGCGGCTCTCCGCTATCTGCTGCTGATACGCCTGCGCTATCCACACCGGACGTGAGAGTCCGGCCTTTTCCCGCTCTGCGGATTCCCTGACCTGCTGGCGGAAAATGTCCTGATAATCCTCCCCCATCAGCGCCAGCTCTTTCTCATAGGTGCTCAGTCCGGAATCAATACGCATCACCGATTCCTGGACCTCCTTGAGCCCGTCAATGGCCATTCTTCCGGCACCAATCCACTCTGCCCGTGACCAGGCTGATCGCGCCTGATAAAAATCAAAACGTGCCCGTGGCGGACGGATAATCCCCCGAAGAAGCGCCTCTTCCAGCCAGCAGGAAAACATCTGCGTGGCCAGCCGGGCCGCAATAAATTTTCGTCGTCCCATAAAATAGCGCCACGACTCATTGGCGGAGGCGCGGGCACTTGAATAACTGACCTTCGAGTAATCACGGGACAACTGTTCGTAGGAAACGCCAAGACCGGCGGCGATATACCGCAGCAGCGCCTGTTCAAGCGCCGAAAATCCATTGTCTGAATCCTGCGCGGTCTGCAGTTTCAGATCATCACCGGGGAAAAGGTGCGGAATTTTGACACCGCCCAGCGTCACATGATTCGTGTCATACCAGCTGGAGAACTTCTCCAGAATATTAATAAGCGGATTATCCTGCTGACCCTGCGGTGCCCCCGCGATATATTCAAAGGCCTTTTCGGTATCAAGTTCACTTTCAATCGTCGCTGCATACATCGCCTTCACTATGGCCGACTGAAGCTGTGTTGCCTGCAGGGAATCCAGCATCTTCAGCCGTTCCATGACGCTGTAAAACTGATTGGCTCCACGGGTCTGCCCGTCCTCCACCGGCTCGAAAATATGCAGCATGGCCGGACGCCCGGTGGGAAGTTCACGCGGGATCCGTTCCCATCGTCCACTCCCGGAGAACGGAAAATCATCCTCACAGATATGGTACGCAACGGCACGGCCATATCGATCGACCTCCACACCGGCCCGCAGAAAGCGGTTCCCCATACCGTGCCCTGGCGTGTCCACCCGTTTCGGACTCACGGCTTTAAAACGCGTACGAAACAGCTGCGTGCTCTCCGTATCCCAGACCGGCTGCACAAAGATTTCGCCGTTAAAGGCATGAACGCCCACACCTTCACGGATAAATTCCGTAAACGTGCGTTTCCCTTCCACGTCGATCTCGCCAAACATCCCTTCTGCGTATTCCGACCAGGCCGCCTCCACCTCATCGACAAAACTTTTTGCCGCAGTCTCCCGCATCCCCAGCCAGCGCCAGTTCGGACGGTAGCTGATCAGAAACATATGCCCGACAATATGATCCTTATGCAGGGCCACCGCATTAGCCGCTATCCCGTTATTGCGCACCAGATCATCTGCACGGGCATTCCCCAGACGCAACGCGGGCAGCAGGGCCGCATCGGCACTCAGCGAGGGTGGCAACCACTCCGCCATTTGCCCGCCAAATCCTGCACCGCCCCCGTGGTAGCTGAGGCTCTCCCGAAGCGGAACGCCGTTCACATCAATCAGGACAGGCGTTCGTTTCATAACCTCACTCCCAGCGGACGACGGCGACGGCGGGTTGTCCCCAGTACCGACTCCGCATCATTGATCGCACGGTTAAGCTCATCCAGAGAAGCCGCCGTATATTCAATTCTGCGACCATCTTTCTGGACAGACACCACCCGTTTACCGGTTAATAAATCAAGGCGCGCCTGACGCAGCGCCTGCAGTTCAGCGACTGTAACCATTCACTCCTCCGGACAGCTTCGCTGCCAGTTCTTTAAGGGTTGGCCGGGTCGTCTCTTCTTCCCGGGATTTTGCCAGTACAGCCAGATCAAGCTGCCAGCGTTGCACGGACACACGTAATGCCGCGTAGGCATACACCAGGCAGTCCAGCGCTTCGTTACGCCGCTTTTTGTTATCCCACAACAGACGCATCTTTCCTTTTTCCCACTTCTCCACCAGCTCTTCCGCCACCAGTTGCTGCGCCTCTGTCTGCGAAAAAATCTCCGGATCATCAGGAAAACGGATGGCATACGACGTGGCTTCATCCGCAGGCGTGGGATCGGCTTTCATACGGGCATAGAGAATTTCTTTTGCGGTGTCCGTCCCCACTTCACACAGATACACGCCCCGCTGATTGCGGGTTTTTGGCATGGTGATCACCGGCTTGCCATAGACAGATGCGCCTTTTACCGGCAGCACCCGGAAAACACCGTGTTTTTTTGACCGCTGATAAACGATTTCGCCATCGATCCCCCCGGTGTCCCAGCAGACACGGGAAATGGTCATTTCGGTTCCGTCTGCATGACGGTATTTTTTGTTGATCGCCGCATCCACACGTAACAGCGTCTCTTCCTCATCGGGACGCCCCATAATGATGATTTTATCCACCAGAAAGGCTTCCTCTCCCGGTGCCCATCCCCAGACATACATCTCAAAACGGTTTCGCTGCGAGTCAATGCCCGCCGTCAGATAAACCACCCGGGCAGGCACCGCCGCCGTGTAACGCACAACCTTATCCATCAGTACCTGGTGATCGAGTTTTTCGCCCACGGCCTCTTCCCAGGTCTCGCCCAGCGTGGTGTTCACAAAGGTTTTCACGCCGTTGGGATCTTTCAGTGCATCCAGCCAGTCATAGACTATCTGTACCCAGGTGGTGAACGGACTGTACGCCGTCCAGATGTGGAACGTGATGGAGCGCGGCGGCGGAATTTTATTATCCGCGGCGCTGAAAAACGTCAGACCGTCACGGGTCCACATCCCCGTATTTTCACAGATCCACCGCCCGTTGCTCTGGTCAAGCTCAGACTGATGGATCACGCAGCCATGATGTTCACAGAGGTAGAAAACGCTTTCGGGGCTGTCCTTCTCCCATTTAAGGCCAAAAGGCGTGGATTCATCGCCAAATTTCAGATACTGCTCCTCCCCACAGTGCGGGCAGGGCACATAAAAACGCATGAAATGCGCCGACTCGTTGGCCGCTTTTTCGATCTGGCAGGAGCCTTTGATTTTAGGCGTCGAGCCGCGAATGGATTTTGGCCACACCGACCCCTCAATACGCTTATCCCCCAGCAGGGTTGGCGAGCCCTCTTTTTCGACATCCGGCTCGAACGAGGAAAGTTCGTCATAGCAGACCACGTCCACGGATTTTTCACGGTAGTTTTTTGCTGCCGCACCACCCAGGCACCAGAACCCCACCCCCGATGAAAAGCGTTTCAGCGTGAGAGTATTGTCACGATGTTTACGACCCAGCCACGGGGAAAGATCTTTCAGGCATGCCACGTCCCGAATCGTCGCCTCCACGTGAGACTTCATAAAATCTTCAGCGGCAGAATCCGTGGGCTGAAAAAGCAGACTGTTTCGGGATTTATGCTCAATAAAATACCCGACCACCCCCAGCAACATCTTTGTATAGCCAACACGGGCAGATTTAATCAGATTAACAGTGCGGATCTGATCATTCCCCATGCTGTTCATGATGGCGATCTGGAATGGCAGCGTTTTCCATTCGCCGTCACCGTATGAGGAGTCTTTAGGCAAATAATAATTTTGATCAGCCCATTCAACTGCCGTCATCGGTACAACTCTGACCAGAGGCTGCAGCGCAACCGAAACGGCAGCCATCATATTATTCAGTTGTTGCTCTGATATATTCATCCAGCAAATCCGGTAATTTATCCCCTGCCCGCGCACACTGATTTGCGCCCTTTGCAATAAGGGTTTTCAGATGGTCAATATGACGTGGCGTTAAATCCGGGAACTGTCGCTGCATGGATAACGGAATGGAATCAAGCGTACTGGACAATGCCATCGCCAGTTTGCTGAGGGCGAAAACGCAGAAGTCTGAATCAATGAGCTTACCTTCGGTTACCTGATTTTTAAGTTTTTGAGCTACAGCCTGTTCTTCTGTCAGTTCAGCTCTGGCCCGAAGCAGCCTTTCCTCCAGTTCTCCCCCGTCATCAGGTGTTCTCTGATTGTGTTGTCGCCGCTCGCGATCTATCTCCAGTACAGTTTTAACGTCATATAAAACTTCCCTCCCCCGACGTTCAACAGGGGGAACGCCCCATTTATCAAATGCCTGAACAGAGATACCGATGGAGGAGGCCATATCACTTTTATTCAATAAAAAGGCCATCTCCTCTCCATAAGTCATCGATAAAAAGCGATACAACAACCATGTGTTTTTGCAAAACCATTTGATATCATTGACATTTTTCGCATTGACGACATCAAAACACATCGTAAGGTTGTTGTATTTATTTTATTTTCACCTTACTTATCAATTAGATATACCAAACAATTAAACAACAACCACCCCCCTCAAAAAATCTCATAAATAGTGAAAACGCGCGAGGTCGCCGCCCCGTAACGGTCTGGATCACCGGAAAGGACCCGCCAACGACTTTCGCGTGCAGGCATTAAAAATTTTGCAGTTCCATGCCTAGTTGAAACCTCGATTTCTATAACATCCAATTTTGTAAATTTAGATATAGCTCAACTTTTCCCAATGTTTTCAATTGTATAAAAACAATTGGCGTTACGCTATAACACTATACTTAGAATAAGTAAAGATTTTAAGGAGTTTTAATGAGTCAACATCAATATTATCCACAGCTGAAATGGAAGCCTGCTGAATATGAATCTCTGATGCTTTTAGATCAAACTACGCTCTCTGGTTTTACTCCGATCATTACCATTCCAGACATAGACTGGGATTATGAAAACGAATGCTACAAGAAGAGTTTGAGTTCTTACTTATCTGACTTCGGTATTAACCTTGCGGCATCCTGGAAAGCCAATCGTCCTGTTTTGCTGGATGTTAAATATTTAGATAAACATGGTTCGAGCCGCCATCATCCTCTAGATATGTGTATCCAAGATGCTAGAGTAAATGGTAAGGAAATTATCCCTGTTGTTTCTCCCGCATATTCAACAAACTATATACATGCTGTTCAACGCAACTTAATCAATGGGCTCGCTATATCTATCACCCCCCAGACATGGCACCAATTCACAAGTCTGGTTAACCACTTAAATATTCATCCTAGTTTAATTGATGTAATCATTGATTTTGGAGATATTCAAAACGCAACTGATAGTTTAAAACAACAAGCATTAAGCATGGTCAACACATTATCAGGCCAAGCTCCGTGGAGAAACTTGATTTTATCTTCAACCGCATACCCGGCATCACAGGCAGGGATACCGCAACATCAAGTTCATCATATTCCGCGCCATGAATACGATCTTTGGATGTACGTAGTACAGAATTTTAGCAATGGAAGAACGCCAAGTTTTAGTGATTATCCCACCGCTAGCTCTACCATTACGAGCGTAGACCCACGCTTCATGTCTCAGTATGTCTCAGTGAGATATTCGAACGATACCTCATGGATCTTTGTAAAAGGTACCGCAGTTAAAGGAAATGGATGGGGCCAAACTAAAAACTTATGTACTACCCTTGTTAGTTCGCCAGAGTATCAAGTCTTTGGCTCCAAATTTAGTTGGGGGGATGATTACATTTACCAAAGATCATTAGGCGCTAACAAATCTGGCGGCTCTAAAGAATGGCGTAAAGTTGCACATACGCACCATATTACGTTAGTCGTGAGACAGCTTTATTGGTTGGCGCAGACTCAGCCTGCCAAGCCTTAACTTTCCAGCCTACGCGTTTCTTTAAGGCTGTTCTGACTTCAAGCCTGAGATTCGCTATTGGAATATTTTCCGCAATAATATTCCATAACTCAAATCGGGGCTTGCTTTTGATTACTTTGGAATAGCCCCATCGTTCAAGTACGTCGATACATTCATCTTTCCAAAGCAATTGAGCGAGCATCAATGTGTCATGGTTTCGATTAAGCTTTTCTCCACGCATGTGCTTTATAAGAATGGCGCCTTTTGACCCAACAGAAACCGTTTTAACGCCCCACCAACCTGGGATTAACTTTAATGCTCCCTCAAGATGTTTCTCAGCTACGACAAGAGTAACCTTGTCCATTACAGAAGAATAATGCTTGATTTGAAGAGGCAAACGCTCCAAAGAGTCATATTCACTTTTGAGCTCGTACCCGTGTATAACACCATTTATTACAGCAATGTCTGCTCTACTGGCGCCAAGGGATATGGAAAATTCATCGACCACAAGGCAGTCTGGATCTAAATGCGATTCTTTCAAAAGCTTATGATGCACCGCGAACCTAACATCTTGATCTTTCATGACTTCACCTTACTCCCTCCGTTATTGAATTATAGCGCACTGCATTTTACTGCATTTGAGAGATTTGACCACTTCAATCACAAAATGCTTATCTGCAGCAACAAGATTCATAGCCATACGACTATGGTGATTACCTTTTGTCTGGAAAACTGACCATTCCACGAAGATCAGATAGGTCTATAGAATCTTGGTTTGTCATAGCGTTCGCCTTACTTTGAGATGAACCTTTGCTGCATAGGAGATCAGCCCGTCAAGGCTCACCAGCACTAACTGACTACTCAAAGGCTCATTCCAAAGGGTTTGGTTCGACGTGGTTGAGTGCGCTGCGATGCGCGGTGAAATACCTGTACAAAAATGCCCCGCATCTGCGAGGCATTTTCCTGAAAGTCACGTATTAAATTTCAGTGAAATTAAAATTATTTTAAGCACTGCGTCCTGATGTACTCCTGCAGGTAGTTGACCTGCGCGGTTATCTTGTCGATTCCACTTCTGAGACGGTAATAATTGAGTTCAGCATCTGCTGTAAGTCCTGGGCTTTCTCCATCGCCCATGCTGCTGGCTCCGGTCGTTGACTTTGCACAGGTGGCGGCGACTTGCAGGCGCTTACGCCCAGCAGAAACATCAGCACGGAGACTTTCGATAGTCGCGTTAGCATCAGCAAGCTCCTTTGTGTATCTGGCGTCAAGTTCTGCTACATCACGTTGACGCTTCTGCATGTCAGCGATGATGTACCTGGCTTTATCGCGCTGTTCTTTATAGGTAATGGCGTTATCACGGTAATGATTAACAGCCCATGACAGGCAGACGATGATGCAAATAACCAGAGCGGAGATAATCGCGGCTACTCTTCTCACTGATCTATCCCCCAACAGGCTAATGCGCTTTCCTGGTCACGACGAATAACCTGTCCGTAGCAGTTATTTGAACGTGTGCGGCAATCACGCCCACCGTCCTTAATCCACCAGCGAATCGACTCACAGGCACCTTTACGATCACCGGCATTAAGCCGCTTATAAAACGTCGACGGGAAACACTTACCCGGGCCAATGTTGTAAGGACAGAATGACGCAATACCCGCTTTCTGGGGTTCAGTCAGTGGCACTTTGATGTTTTTCGCCACCCATGCCAGCGCCTTATCACGCTCAATGGCGTTAACCCGGTCGCATTTCCCCTTCGACAGCTTCATGCCAGGAATAACAGGCTTGCCATCCACCATGATGGCACCTCGGCAGATGGTCCAGATACCCGCACCATCACGGTATGCCGTGGTGTGGTTGCCTTCCTTTTCATCCAGAAACTGGTCGAGGATTTCAGGCGCAGAAGCACCTGCGGCAATCAGCGCCAGAACGGCAGCCGATAAACCATAGCGGAGTTTCCTGCTCATCAGCTTACTCTCCCCGTGCCGCCTTACGCCGGTCCTCTCTGATTTTGAAATACAGGTTCGTCAGGTACGTCAGCAGACCAAACAGCAGACTCCCCAGCACGCCTATTGCCGCCCACTGAGACGGGGAAACCCTGTCCAGCAACTGCAGGAACCAGTAGCCCGTTCCCACCGCTGACGTGGTGTATGACACACCTGTTGTGATTTTTTCCATCTGGTACATACCCCGTCTCCCGCAATCCGGAAGCTCACAACATGAAAAAGGCCGCCAGTGCTCCACTGACAGCCTCGTGTAGTTACTCTGAGTGCCCAACAATTCCCTGTCAAACGTGTTGACATTAAGAATCGCTTTTGTGTAGAAAAATTATGGCATGCATAACAATAAAACCTCACAGCCGTACTATTTCCACCAGAAGCATGACGCATTTCTCCCTGTGCTTACTGGTGGATTTTTTTTGCCCCGCAAATACCGCTGACACATATTGACAATAAGAATATTTTTCATTTAAAAATATTCATGTACAAAAATGTTTCTCTGGAGTGTCCATAGAGCTCACCCGCCAGTCCATTCCGGTAACTGGCGGCTTTTTTATCATGCCGCAGTGTCTGTGCTGTTCACTTCCACCGCAATGCTGTCAATCAGCAGCGTATACGTCGCCGATTTTGATATATCGGTCAGTTGCAGTTTGTCCACCGCCCCCGATGCCGGTGACTTCACCAGTGTGAACGCCGCTCCCCGTTTCTCATCCAGTACTGGTGTCACCTGAATGCTGTTGTTTCCGGCAAACTCAAAAGCCAGCGTGTGCCATCCGTTATCAAAGACCCCGAATGTATCCAGCTTCGCATTCGGCTTCCTGTGATGCATCGCGTTCAGGTTCGTCGTATCCGTCTGCAGGAAGAAAGACATCAGCATATCGTTACCTTCTCCTGACAGCGTCACCCCCTCCGGCAGGGACGACAACTGCCAGTAAATGCCCAGGGCAAACTGATTCGGCACCAGTGAACCCGGCAACTTAAACCGTACGCTCACACGTCCGCCCTTCTTCAGTAACTCCGCACCCTGTCCGGCTGCATCATGCTCCAGAAACCAGATGTGGTTTTCCGGTTTGTTCAGTTGCAGAGCCTTACCTCCCGTAGCCCCCGCATCACTGACCACCGCTTCAGCAATGTTTTTGTTAACACTGTCTCCGCCCGCCGGTTTGTGATAATAGCGCCAGCCCTGTGATGCCAGGTCTTCGCCGGATGCCAGCAGACTCATCAGGGTTCGGTTACTGACCGGGGCTTCCGCCTCTCTCTCCGGACCTTCACCGGAAGGTACGGTGGGCTTCACCATATCAGGCTGTTTTCCGGTAATGAATTCAGCGGTTCTCCCGGCGTGCACCAGAATCGCCGTTGCCAGACGGTCGGAAATAATCCCCCGGCGTGCCCAGGTGCTGAAATGGCTCGCCCTGTCCTGTGACGTCCAGGTGGCTGAGCTGTCACGCCATTTCGAACCGTAATACCCGATACCCGGAATGTCCGGGTCTTCTTCCGGTTTGTTCGTCGGCACATTCACCCCGTTCTCATCCGTCATGAACGGTACGAAATGGATATTCTTTTCCGTTTTGTTTTTATAGCTGCCGTACACCGTCTGGTACGTGGATTCGTTCTTCTGCTTCCAGAAATACGTCGTGTCCCCGCATATCCAGGGAACACTGCCAGCAGAGCCACTGACGCACTGGCCTGCCATATCCGCCAGGTCTGCACGGAATTTATCAACCAGCGCACCAAACTGTGCTGCGTGATTTCCGGGCGTGCCGTCAAAATCAAATTCCCCCTGCATCCACACCACGGCAAACAGCACATTTTTCGGGTTCTTCTTCAGTGCTGCTTTTGTTCGACCGATAAGGTCCTTATACAGCGGCTTGTCCACACCCCAGCGCGCTGAATTCTCCGAGGCACCGCCAGCGTCACTGTATGTGCCATCAGCTCCGGTGGTGAACGCTGAACCACCACGACAGCACGGAACCAGCAGAATACCCGCATTCGCCGGTATAAACGGCAGCAGTTTTTTGGCGATATGCAGCCCCTGCCCCACGGTACCGTACTGCCCCTTTGACAGGTCCGCTTTCGGATGGTTAAGGCGGCTCATGTCCTGCACATCATGCAGACAATGGTCCGCCGGAATGATGTCGTTATATTTGCATGCTGCACCGCCCGGTGTCACCGTACTGCGGCGCGCCAGCTGCTTAATGCGCGGGTCCGGACGGTCATATGTCTCCGGCAGCGGAAGACCTTCACCATACGACATGCCATTTGACTGCCCTGCCAGAACCACAACAAAGTAATACTCCGGGTCGCTGGTGGCACTGACAGCCACCACCTTACCCTCATTACCGGTCACCGCCACTGGTGTGGTGACATCACCTTCCGCCGCAATGGCCTGCATCAGGGTATAAGGCGTGATGGCCACCGGACTGCCAAATGGCTGCCAGCCCTCCTTCAGTTTTTGTGTCAGTCGTTCAGCAAGGTCTGACGGCGATGCCGCCCTGACCACATCGTAGTGTTTAAATGCCATGAATCCTCCCGGCCGGGATAATGTTCTGAGTCAGAGAAGGCACGGGCTGACCTCCGGAAACACAAAAGTCACACAGAAAAACAGCCCGCAAAAAAGAAATACGCCCTTACAGTTGCGCAAGGTGATTACTCTAAGGTATTATTAGGGTGCTGAATAAATTACTTCACGTTTTGTTATTTATTCCTTGCTTCCTTGCCAACCGCTCTTCCCAGGAGCGGTTTTTTTTTACATGTAAAAAGGCTCCTGCGATGAGGAGCCTGGATGTATGCCTAATCTCTGTATACTGCATGGTGCCGGGTGCCTCCCGGTGAACAAATGTCCGTGATATCAGTCGGCCACACAGGAAATGATACGATATCACCCCTCCGCACAGGGGGATTCACCATGCCCGTTTTTTTTAACAAACTCCTCATCAATCAGACAATCATCAACCTCATGAATTGTGAGGAATTTAACATTTCACAACACAGCCTTTTCCCTGCATAAAAAAGCCCCTCCGGAGAGGGGCTTCGCTACGTGTCTGTTAACCATATGCATGATGCCGGGTGCCTCCCGGTGAGTTCAGTATCAGCACCTGAACCCGCACAGAAAGGATAGAGTAGAAACACCTGCGCTGATATGCCCCTCCGCTCAGGGGGATTCACCATGCAGAACTTTTTTAACAACTCCCCGTAAGACAGGCAAGCATCAACCATCTGAACTGTGAGGAATTTAACATTTCACAACACAGCGTTTTTCCTGCATAAAAAAGCCCCTCAGGAGAGGGGCTGACACTGCGTATCTGTATCATCATGAACATGGTGCCGGGTGCCTCCCGGTGAGTCCAGTCTGGTGTCCCTGAACCCGCGTTTGCATTGCCTACAACAGAAAAGATGCAAATCACACCAGTCGCCCCTCCGCACAGGGGGATTCACCATGCAGAACTTTTTTAACAACTCCCCCTCAGACAGGCAAGCATCAACCATCTGAACTGTGAGGAATTTAACACTTAACAACACAGCCTTTTCCCGCACAAAAAAAGCCCCTCCGGAGAGGGGCCGATCGCTATGTATACACCATAAGCAGCATAGTGCCGGGTGCCTCCCGGTAGATTCAGCCTGACTACTGAATCTGCGTATTGTGACCATCGCTATGGAGACCATGTCAGACGCCCCTCCGCACAGGGGGATTCACTATGCTGGCTCGTTTTTACAAGACTTCCATCGATCAGACAATAGCCCATCAACCGAATTGTGAGTCATTTAACATTTCCATGAGGTAACTGATATCCAGCTAACAATCATCTACAATGGACGAAGCCAGTTCCAGAACTTGCCCACGGTACAGCAACAACCACTGCATACACATAATTACCACCGGACTCTCTGAACCTGCCTACTGGCTAACCCCAGATACAACACCACCAGTCACAAAAGCATCTTATTCTGAAGTACAACTGCCGTGCGGCAGATACTAAAAGCGCCTGTATGTAACAACATAAATATACAGGATATGTTTTATCCACGGGATATAATTTTGATTTCATCAAAACCGTTACTACCTGCAATTCTGTTGTACTCCTGAACAAGACTCAGTAACTCCGAATTAGCCGCGGTGAACTCCTCACAGACGTTCCGAAGTGCATCTACATCCAGAAGAACCATCTCCTGACCTGAACGTCGATCAGGGGTACAAAATAAAACTGTCAGACGACTGAAGACCTTTGTTCGTTCCACATTGACGGCTTCAATACGCTGTAACAGTTGGCTACATCTGATTTTCTCATCAATATTCACGCAAACACCAAATGATTATAACTTTTTATGCTGAACACATTCAGACTATATCTAATACAGTCAATCAATATATGCCTGATGAAAAAACATCAGATAACGTCTGCTTTCTGCAAATATGCATAGCTCTCAGGTGGTGCACCATAATACTGGTGAAATACAGAAATGAAGTAGGACTTACTTGAGTAACCACATTTTTCCGCTATCGCTTGTCCACACTCTCGCTGGAAACATACAAGATTAACAGCAACACGCATTCGCTCCTCCAGCAACAACCGACTAAAGCTATAACCTTCATCCTTAAGTTTTCGCTTCAACAAGCTTTCGCTCATATGCAATTGTAATGCAATCACACCAAGCATCCAGCCTGCCGATATGTCGGTCTGAATTATAGCCCTTACTTTACAGCTGATATTATTTACAGCACCGGACAAAAATAATGGCAGACGTCTGTCTGTTGCAAATAAGGAGATACATGAAAATGCGGTTATAACAGAGAAATCCTTCAAAGTATCACTGGATTCACTATGCTGGGTTATTAAAGCCTCCGCCAGTTCCGTATTGTAAATATCAGACATCAAATAAAGAGGCATTTTTGTCGGTGTATACTCCGTCATTTCACACTCCCTTTCCAGATACTGATTGACGACGCTGTTACTTATATCTGCCATTTTCACTCTGTCGGCATAAGCACAGAAAAGCCCTCTTATATTTCTGGCAACAAGCATAACACTTCCGGCATCGAGTGAAACTTTTTCTTTTTCAAGAAAAATATCTATCGGATAGCGAATCAGGACCACAGAGCAGGCAACATCCATTTTGAATTAACCTGAGCAAAAAGACTTAATACCAGTATATTCCAAAAATGGCATTTTGGGAGATTACTTCTGCAAACCGCTCCCGCTAAATACATCCCTGATTTCCTGCGCAGTCTGTTCAAAACGCCCGGTATCCAGCTCAACGCCAGTTGCACGACGCCCCAGCGCCATCGCTGCTTTAACTGCCGAACCCTACCCCATGAAGAAATCTGCAACCAGGACACCCGGCAGAAGGGAGACTACAGCCCGCAATTCGAAAAAGGCCACGCTATTGCGCAGAGTGATTACTGTCGGGTATTATTCGCCAGTTGAAGTATTACTTCACGTTTTATTGTTTATTCCTTGCCGCCCGCGTCTCCCAGCGCGGGCTTTTTTTGTCCATAAGAAAGCCCCTCCGGAGAGGGGCTGAAGCCGCATTTCTGTATCACCATGAGCATGGTGCCGGGTGCCTCCCGGTGAGTTCAGCCCGGTGACACCAAACCCGCGTATTCTCGCTTACGATCATCAAAGAGATCATACCGTTCACCAGTCGCCCCTCCGCACAGGGGGATTCACCATGCGAAATTTTTTTAACAAATGCTCAGTCTGACAGGCAACTGTCAACTTACTGAATTGTGAGGGATTTAACACTTCACAGAACAATATCTTTCCAGCGCCCCAAAATCATCAGGACAGGAGAAAATCTTCTCCCCCTGTCAGAGTTTAAAATCCAGCACGCCATTTCTAAATGCTTTATATACTCCTGAAGACGGTGGTGATGGTATATCAGCATTCTTTACTGCATTCATCGCTTCACGACATAAATCGGGATCACCGCTTTCTCTTTTAACCTGTAGCAGAAGACCATTCGGGGCCATATACATTCTCAGTGAACACTCTTTTCCTGAATACTTACTCGCATCCTTTAACTGTTCTTCTATGGCTTTCCTGACCTGAATGGCATACTGCCGGATTTCTTCACTGGCATCAGGGGTACGTTCCGATGAGCTCAAATTTTGCGACTTTATTAATTTATCTGAGTGATACAGAGAAGCATCATGATTATTTGTCGATACATCTTTTGTGCAGCCAGTTGTCAGACTGGCTAATATCAAAACAAGAACAGGTACAGCACGGCAATACATTTATCCATCTCCATATTAACAAGAACAATTATCTATAAAATATAGTAAATATGCGGGATCCGGGAGGACTTGTAACTATCATCTCCGGATCAGCATGTAGTTTTTATTTTTCCGGATGATATATGCCGCAATAATACCCCTGCATACAGATGCCTGCAAATATCTACGAAGCATCCGGCGAGAATAAACAAGGAAGTCTGAGGCTATCTTATATGATAGCCTGTTGCTCAAAAGACAATGATTCACTCATCAGAACCAACAACGCATAATGCAGATAATGGACCGCCATCGAGGACTCGAACCCCGCGCAGCCAGCTTCGAAGGCTGGCGCTCTATCCCGATGAGCTAATGGCGGTATGTGATATGGTGGCCCTTGCTGGATTTGAACCAGCGACCTGGCGATTATGAGTCGCTCGCTCTCACCACTGAGCTAAAGGGCCGGGCGCAGGATAATAACGGTACGTAACTAATCCTGCAATATCATCCATTCTGACTGACTAAATCCTGTACTTCCCTGACCGTCTGCTCAAAACGTTCAGTCTCCAGCTCAACGCCAGTTGCACGACGCCCCAGCGCCATCGCGGCTTTGACTGTCGAACCCGACCCCATGAAGAAATCTGCAACCAGGTCCCCCGGACGACTGCTCGCGCTGATTATCTGCTGCAGCATTTCTGCCGGTTTTTCGCACGGATGTTTCCCGGGATAGTACTGCACCGGTTTATGCGTCCACACATCCGTGTATGGCACCTGCGCCGTCACGCCAAAATACCGCCGCAGATGCTTATATTCACTCTGCAGTTCCGCATACTGCCGGTTCAGTGAAGTATACGTCTCCAGCAGCTGGTGGTGGGGCTTTTCCAGTTCACCGC